CAGAACAGGGCTAAACTAGGGTTAAAGTAGTATATTATTATTATATTATAATTATATTTATGTACGTAGGCTTATTTTCATTTTATTTTATTAAGTGATTTATTTTAATAATAGAATTATATTATAATTATATATAGTGGCCTGGTCTGTCTATGTGTGGTGAGATAATGATTTGCAAAAAATGTAATAAAAAGCTAGCTTACGTGAAGGATGTCGTAGGAGATCCTTTCATGTATTGTCCTGATTGTTGTCAGGTATGGGTTGAGAGGGTGAATAAATGAAGTGTAGAAGATGCAAAAAACGTCCGACAAGAATTGGGGGTTCGTGTTGTGATGAATGTTGGGGGAAACCATAATGGGACGTAAGAACGAGTTTAAGGTTAGCAAGGCTTTTACTCTGGGATTAGAAGAGGTAGCGTATCTTAAAATGGAATCAGAACGTAAAGACATGAACGTTTCCTTATTCATAAACCATTTAATTCGTAAAGCCATGCTTAAAGCACGGGGTGAAGAACAGAGAGAACGAAAACCCGCGGGACAGTGCCACGAATGCGGAGAACGTCGCGGTTACGATCTTGTAGATATGGAATGGTTGTGCGAAGTTTGTAAAACAGAAAAGACCGAATACATTAAAGCACTAGTACAGAGACAGCGTTAAATAGCAAAACCTTAGTCCATGGTCATGGTACGAAGACGCAGAGCCTCAAGGCGTAAAGCTCCTAGGCAATTTGGAATTAACGTAATTGAAACTGGGACTGCCCTGGCATTAATTTCTCAAGTAGATGCGGGCGCAGCTGTACAATCATTTTTAGCAGGGAATCTTAATGCTGGATTGAGTACAATATCAAAAGCCGCAAAAACAAATAAACAAGCAATCATAAAAACGCTAATCGGAAGTATGGTTGCGAAGGTGGCGGTTAAGACATTGTCACGAGGTTCACCCGTTCTGGCTTCTCTGGGACCAATAAAGGTAAGGGCATAATATGGCAATAGTAGTAACACGTACGACAGCAGCGTTGAGCGCAACGACTAGCTTTCAAAGCATGAACGACCAGTTCGCAAGTTCTGGCCTGAGTTTGGTAGTACCAAGTGGAGTCTCGCAAATAAGTTCTATATCAATGGGTGTTAGCACTGTTGGAACTGGCGCGGATCTATGTTCAGGATTCAAATTAACAGGTACAGCGCTTCAAGAGGGTGACGCCACATTCATGGGACCTGCGATCGCACAAGCTGCCTCTGGTGGAACTGGAGTCGCAAACTGTGTTGTACAGGAAAAGACTGCACTAGGCGTAACTTCTGGTAATACTTTGGACATCCAAATTGCTGTAACGACCGCCGGTACTATTGACGCGAGCTGCACAATAACATTCGAGTAAACAATGCCAGAAGGCATTCCGTATGCTGGTAGTAATGTTATAGCTAGTGCAGGTTTAGAATTAAATTATGTTGGTAATCACGTTTATGCCGCATCTGGTATAGTTAATGATTCAGGGACAGGTGGTCCTAACGCTACATTATTGAACTTTGTCACAGGGGCTAAGGCTATTGTGGCAACGTTAGATTTTAACGATGATTCAACTGGAGGGTCTGATATATATTTTAGGATGAAGTATAATGGAATAAGCGTTCTTGATGCAAAAGGCGGTCAAGAGTTTCTTCCTTGGAAGTATGATATATTTATTCCACCTTATACTAATGTTGAAGTGCTGTGGGGATCTCAAAGTAATTTTAACGGCAATGCATTTTTATCGGGAAAAACAATATGACACTTTCGACGGGGCCCACTCTGAACTTTTTTGGAGACCACGTATTTGCCTGGAGTGGACAAGAAGATCTAACTGCAGGAGTCACGACTCTGTTAGACTTTATCTCACCAAATCGTTTCTACAGCGTTGTCACTAACGTCTCTCTCGATTACAGCGGATGCTCTGCAGGTGATGCTTTGTCCTGGACCGTCAAAGGCAATGGGGAAGCGCTACACGTTAGCAAGTTCCTAATCATTGACGCCGGAGTGGGGCCCCAATTCCCTAACTTATACTATACTATACCGCCCAATACGGGAATGCAGATCCTTGCACAGGGCCCCAATGGCAAGATGACTGTAGTTCTAGAAGGTAAAGAGGTGCAGTAATGCCCATGAAGTATTGTCCTGGTTGCGGAATGAGGTTAAGTGGTGATTACAGAAATGACATTCCACGTCAAAAGTTTTCAGAGCGTGCGGGATATGGAGAGAAACCTAAACCCAAGCGTAAACTATCAGCATGGAACAAATACGTTAAGGCTAACAGCAAGAAACCACGTTTCCGATATCGTAACGGTAAGTTGAACCTAAAGAAAATGGCTGTAGCGTTCAGAAAAACCCCTGCAGGGCGCAAGAAGAGGCGTTAATGAGGGTATATAACCAAAATAGTTGGTTTTGTGCTCAATATCAGAATTCTGATATAAGAGGCATATAAATGGCATACGAAGCGGTACCCGATGACGTTGAGATTCAAAAGCTGACAACTGCAGAACGCGACGGTTTATCCAGATACAAGATACACGAAAATATTAATACATTTTTAGCCAATGAAAACGTACCCGTTGTTGTTGGTGGATTAATCGCGGGTTTTTTTGGCGTTAAATTGGCAGAGGATATTATCATAGATTTAGAAAATAGACTAGGAAAATTAAGCGACGATGTCAAACAGGGAATAAAAGATACTGTGAGCGTAAAACTTCCAACTTTCGGCGCACCTGCGCCAGTTGCGCCAACAGTTAGCGACCTTATCACCTATATCAAAAAGGAGATCGGTTGAACCTAGGCGCATTGATTGCATTATTGAAATTGATGCAAGATGCTGAAGTTACCAAACCTGAATTTGTCAGTATTGTAGTACGTCCGACCTATGGCAAGGAAACTGCATTGACAAGAGCTGAAGAAGGTCTAGGTCTGTAATGGAAATCACGACAGTTTCCTTAATGCTATACTTTGCCGCTTGGACCATATTTTATGCCCTTCTAAGCAAGTATATTGCGCGATTGTCTAAAGATGAGTGGGTAAAGTGGGCTAAGAGCAGAGAAAGTGATGAAGAGCTTATCGAAATTTTAGAAAGTGTTATAGATGAAATTGAAGGACGGACTCACGAAATGCTTGAGACCTTTCAATCATCTTTTTTCGGTTCCCTGGGGGCAGCTAGTAAAAAACTAGATGATTCTACAGGCCAGAGTACAATTAATGCAATAACTAAAGATAACCCTATTATGGGGCTAGTCGCAGAGATGTTAATGAAAAGAAGCGGTCTAGAAGGCCTCCTAAAGACCCAGAATAGCCCCGAAATAGGGGTAAAACAGCCCCAGAACAGGGCTAAACTAGGGTTAAAGTAGTATATTATTATTATATTATAATTATATTTATGTACGTAGGCTTATTTTCATTTTATTTTATTAAGTGATTTATTTTAATAATAGAATTATATTATAATTATATATAGTGGCCTG